ATCATAAATGTTTAAAGTTGAACGATGCCCACGAGCATTATCAGGAATTCCATTTAATGTATGAATAGAACTCCCGTTTGGAAAAGTCCATTCATAAGATTGATCATCATGAAGAATTTTATCGCTTTCATCAAAGATAAAATCGGTTAAATTTGGAAAAGATGATAAATTTTTTTTAGCCATTTTTTCCATTTTAGAATATAACTCTTTAGATTGAGCACCAGTTCTTGAAATAAGCCAAGCTGCCGTATCTGGAAATAATATACATCTTGTTAAAGTATAAAAAGATAAACAAGTTGTCTTTGAACCATTTCGACACATTAACCATAAAGAATTATCAGCAACCCATGTTTTAGAAATCAAATATTTTTGATAATCTAATAGCTCGACATTATAAAAAGTTTCTATAAAACGAATGGGATATTTTCTGCCCCAAACAAGAAGTTTTATATATTGTTCATAATGGTCTTGTTTTCGTTGAGATAAACCATAAAAAGATTTAGATTCAATTATCTTCTTCATTTTTATCATTCTCACTTATAGCTCTTAAGCGTTCTTCAAGTTTATTTATTCTTTTTGTTTTAGCCCTATTTTTTTCTTTCATTTTTAATAAATCATTTTCAAGTTCAGATATTCTATCTCTTTGATTAGCTAAAACATTAATATAATCATTTTCTTCAATATTTAATTGAGAAATCATATTTCCAAAACTTTGTTTTTCTACTTCTGCCATAGCTTTAGAAGTTTTTATGTCAAAAACATTTGATTTTACATCATCTAAATCTTCATATTCCATCAATTTTCTTACAATATAGGTAAATTTTTTAGTTTTATCTCCTTTATTTTGTGCTGTTTTCAAACTGATTTGATTATCCGCAGCAATACGATTGATGGTGTTCTGGATATCTTTTTTTGTGTCATTTAATGTTTTAATTTGTTTTGCGTTTGCAAATAAATTTTCTGAATCAGATGTTTGTATAAGCATTTCTTCATTTATTTTATCTAATAAATAAAAGTTTTTTATTATTTCTATATAAATATTTAATAAAAATCTCGGTGGGTCAACATCTTCATCTAAAAAATCAAGTAAAGATGCATAAAGTTCGGCAGCATCTTCTTGTGGATAATTTTCAAAAGGATCTGCTCCTACAATTCTAATAACATCTTCTCGATTTCTTTTTTTTGTCTCATCTGTCTTTTTTATTTGATGTAAGTTTTCTTCTTGTTTATCAATATTTTGACGATATTGTTCATAATCATTTTGAGAAATTATAGTATCTTTTATAAAAAATGTATCACCTTCAGAATATGAATCTCCTATATCATAAATAGATTTATATATTGAAATTTTTTCAAAATAAGCTTCTATTAAAGATTTTTTATCATCATCTTCCTCTAATTCCTTACATGAATTATAAATACGTTCATCAAAAGGAATGTTTAATATTTGACAAATATTAACAATAGCAATTTTTTCATTTTTAAATATTTTAATTGCTTCATCATAAAGTTCATTAATACATTTTTTACAATAAATCGTTTTTTTTGATGTTTTATTTGTTTTATTATAAGATGGATAAAAGGCGTTTTTTGACGTTTCTCCACATCTTGGGCAAGCAAAAATTATTATTTTTTCATCAATTTCTTTTATGTTGCCCTTTTCTTGTATTTTTTGAGAAAGAGCGTCTATTTCGGATTGAATTGATTCGGCGTTTTCGATACCTTTTTCTTTTTTCGTAATGACCATTCCTTTTGGTCTTCCCATAATTATAGACTCCTTTCTTTATTAAATAAAAAAAGGAGCAGGTATCAAACAAACTCCTTTTTTCCTCTTTTATTCTTTATTATTTATTATTTTTTTTAATTTTTTTGTTGGTTTAAAAAATATTTTTTTTACATTACCAATAAAACCTATGTTTGGATTATTTATATATCTTTCTTTCGTATAAAATTTTCCAAAATCAGGGATAGGTATTTCATAACCTTCTTGTAAAGCAGAAGCTATTCCATAAAAAATATGGTTAAAATAATATGAAATTTCCTCTTCTTCTTCATATGTTTTATCTGATATATATTGAATAAGTTTCTTCTTATTCAACTTCATAGGTTTTAATTCTTTTTTATTTTTTTCCTTTTTTTCTATTAATGCCATAATTTTATTTCTTTTTATCAAAATTTTTTAAACGTTTTTTTAAATTTCTCGAAAAATAAAAACGAGGAACTCTTCTTTTTGGATAATGGTATATGTCATTATTTCTTGGGTCTTTTATATTACTTTCTTCAAGATAATCCGTAAAAAATACTCCAAAATCTTGAATAACAATATAATTTTTATCAAGTAGCATCTCTTCAATTATTTGGAATACTTCATTAATTATCATTTTTATTTCAGGAGTATTAATCCCATTAAATCTTTTTGATGCTTGTTTTGCAATATCTGTTACGGTTTGTTTTATAAGAACATATTCTTCATCTTTTTTCATAATAAATTTATATCATAATAACATTTAATTCCACGTTTATCAACAATTGTTATCAATTGTTCTGGATGAGAAATAATTCTTTTTTGAATCGTAAAATTATCAACACCAATAAAAGAACCGCTCATGATAAATTTTATTCCATCTTTTGTTATAATTTCATTATGATGATAATGCCCTGAAAATACAGCAGTAATTGGTTTTTCTGCAAATTTTTGTAAAATCAGCATATTGTTATGATCATCACAATCACCATGAACAAGAATATATGAATTATTATATACATCAAAAATTTTTAATGTTGCATCTGCATTAATATAATCATTGAATATTATATTGAAATTAGATAGTTTTGCTTTTAAATACCATTCAATAATATCATCTAATCTTTCTTCTTTTATTGAATCCTTATATTTCTCAATACGAGAATGATTACCAGAAACTGATATAAATGAAATTGATTTAAATATTGTAGATAATTCTGCTAAAAAATTTGAAATATATTCAGATACAGTAATAATCTGTTCTATAACATTAAGATTGTTGCTTCTTTTTATTTCGGCATGAATATTTCCACTAATTAAATCTCCACCGCCAAGAACAATGGCTTTTTCACAATTATGTTTTTTTTGAATTTCTTTAATTTCACATAAATATTTCTCAAGTCTACATTTTAAAATTTTTTCATCATAATTTCCAAATATAGATTTAATTTCATATCCACAATGGAGGTCATTAAGGGGAATAATTATGGTTTCTTCTGTTATTGTTTTTTCTATTTTTTTTAATTCAAAATTATCTTTATCAAGAGCATTAATGGAATCAATAATAATTTTATTAATTTCCTCTTCCCTTGCCCTTTTTCTTATCAAGGCGTTATATTCGTTTCTTGCGTCAAAAAATTTATATTTTTCTTTTTTTAATTCTAATTGTCTTTCTTCTATTTCTTTAAGAAGTTCATCATTAGTTTGTTCTCGAATTTTAGATTGAAAAATTTCATAAAACCTTTTTATTTCCCCATACCTTTTTCTATAAGTTTCGGGGTCTAAATTTTTATCAAGAATCGAATTTAAAATTTCAGCACATACAGACCATTCATATCCATATGTTTCTTTATCTTTTCCTATTTCAAAAATCAATTCTTCTTTAGTTATTCCAGTATTATATAAATCATAATATTTTTCTTTATTAATCATTGTTAAAGACAATATTCCTTTTCTCCCCATATACCATTCCGGATATCTTATCATTAAAGAAACAAATCGCAAAAGTATAGTACTGTTGGACTTTTGCGATTTGCTATTTTATATTTTACATTCTTTACAAATAGGTTCAATCGCCTGTCTATTTTTATGTGTATTGTAAATAAAGATTGGCTTTCCGCATTTTGAACAAAAGGTAAGATTTTCTTTATTTTTTATAATAATTTCATAATACATTAACATGTCTTCTATATGTTTTATTTCATATTTATTATCACCTATTTTATCATAAAAAAGAATTTCATAATTACCATTATATTTTGCATTTACTAAATTGCTGTGTTGTAACTCATACATTAAACCATATTTTTGAACTTTATTTAATCTTATCTTCATCAATA